CTAAGAAAGTTCCTGGAAAAGTTCCTGGAAAAGTTCTTGGAAAAGTTCCTGGAAAGTTCCTGGAAAAGTTCCTGGAAAGTTCCTGGAAAAGTTCCTGGAAAGTTCCTGGAAAGTTCCTGGCATGTTATTAGCCTAAGGATGTGATTTAATGTCATGCTTAAAGTTCCTCCTGCTTTTAAGCGTTTTGTATTTGACGGTATCGATCGTTGTGAGTATTGTCAATGCGTTTTGTATCACGTTGACGACTATATCTCTGTTTGTTTAAATTGTGGTGCCTGTTTTACTAGTAGTAATTTTAAACCTACTAGTTTATTTGCAGATACTTGCAGCGCGGATCCGCGCGGAAAGGAAGATCATGAAATTTAAATCTCGTTATTCTGTTACCGGCGAAAAGCCTGGTATTGTGTTTGACCAGCCTTCCCAGACGCTTCAGTCTTTTAAAGATGATGCGGATATTAACTCTATTATTTCGCGTTTTGAGACTACCGGTGTACTTGTAGACCCTACTGTACCGGTGTCTCGTGTTCCTCAATTTGGTGATTTTTCTGAAATGCCTTCTTACCAGGAGGCTCAGAATGTCATAGTGGCGGCTAATAATGCATTTGGTCACCTTTCAAGTAAAATTCGCGAACGATTTGGAAATGATCCAGCCGCCTATTTCCAGTTCGTTCAGTCTCTTAAGGAAGGAAGTGATGAATATGCTGAAGCAATTAGGCTTGGAATTATTGACAAACCTGTTGACGGTGCTCCTGAAGTACCTTCCGGACCTGTTGAAGGTTCCGGTAAAGAAGTAAATTGATATTTGCTAACGGTAAGCGCCGCCCGGCCAATTACACTACTTGATGTAATTGGCCGGAGTGACACCGTTAAGCGGCTCTTTTTTCTCACTCTTTGAATATTTTTGAATGATACAGCCTGTTGGCGAAGCCTTAGGGCGGTCATTCAGAAAGGATTGATAATATGAAGTCAGTCATGAAGCATTTATTTTCGCAGATTCCTCGAGCTCAAATCTCCCGGTCTGTCTTTGATAGGTCTCACGGCTGGAAAAGTACTTTCGATAGCGGTTATCTTGTGCCGTTTCTTGTGGATGAAGTGCTTCCCGGTGACTCCTACAAGGTTAAGTTTAATTTTTTAGCTCGTCTTTCTACTCCTATCGTCCCTACGATGGATAATCTGTTTATTGATACGTTTTTTTTCTTCGTCCCTTATCGCTTGCTTTGGAAACACTGGGAACAGTTTAATGGTCAGCAGGATTATCCCGGTGCCCAGACTGATTATCTTGTACCTCAGACAACCGCTCCGGCTGATAAAGGTTTCCCGGTTGGCTCTCTTGAAGATTATTTTGGTTTACCGACTGGCGTCAAAGGTATTAAAGCTAATGAATTAGCCGCTAGAGCGTATGCGCTTATCTGGAATGAATGGTTTAGGGATGAAAATCTTCAGAATCCTATTAATCTTTCTTCTTTCGCTGAGATTGCATCTGCTTCCGGTTTGGATGATGTTGGCCTTGGTGATGCTGGTTATACTGGCTTTCATAAGCTCCTGAGACGTGGAAAGCGTCATGATTATTTTACTAGCGCGCTTCCGTGGCCTCAGAAAGGCCCGGGCGTAGAGCTTCCCCTTTCCGGAAATGCTCCGGTTACTGTTGATGGTGGTACTTTTAATGCTACGCATTTCCAGCCTACGGTTAAATCTACGGTTACTAACACAAATCTTGCTCTTTTTAAACCTGCTAATTATGATGACCGTATTTTTTTGAATACTCCCTTTCCCCCCAACGTGGGTTCTGGTGCTACTACTGGCCCTATGTATGCTGATTTATCTTCTGTAACAGCTGCCACTATCAATTCTCTCCGCCAGGCCTTCCAGCTTCAGAAACTTTACGAACGTGATGCCCGTGGCGGTACTCGTTATACTGAGATTCTCCGCTCTCACTTTGGCGTTGTTTCTCCGGATAGTCGCCTACAGCGTCCTGAATATCTTGGCGGCTCTGAAAGCCCTGTTATTATCAATCCGGTAGTCCAGAACTCTGCGACTGCTAGAGACGCAGATACTCCGCAGGGTAACCTTGCTGCATATGGTCTTGCTTCTAGTACTTCTGCTAAGCATGGTTTTACTAAATCTTTCGTTGAACATGGTATTGTTATTGGTCTCCTTAATGTTCGTGCTGACCTCACTTACCAGCAGGGTATTCCGCGCATGTTTAGCCGTCGCACACGCTTTGATTTCTATTGGCCCGTACTTGCGCATCTTGGTGAACAGGCGATTCTTAATAAGGAAATTTTTGCCCAGGGTAAACCTGTTGATGATGATGTATTTGGTTATCAGGAAAGATATGCAGAATATCGTTATTTTCCTTCTATGATTACTGGTAAACTTAGGTCTACTGACCCTCAGAGTCTTGATGTTTGGCATCTTTCCCAGAAATTTGATAGTCTTCCGACGCTTTCAGCTCAGTTTATTGAAGATAATCCGCCAGTGTCTCGAATACTCGCAGTCCAGGATGAACCTCAGTTCATTATTGATAGCTATATCCAGATGAAGTGTGCCCGTCCTATGCCGGTTTACGGTGTCCCTGGTCTTGTTGACCACTTCTAAGCGAGGTGATGTATTATGTCTTGGTTGGGTGTTGCCGCTAATTTTGTTGGCGGTTTGTTGGCTAACCGCCAACAGCAGAAGCAATTTAATAAAAATTATAACCTTGCCAATGAACAGCTTTATAATCAGCATCAAATTGAAGTAGCTGATTTAAAAGCCGCTGGTCTCAATCCTATTCTGTCGGCTAATACTGGTAATAGTACTTTCGGTGTTTCTAGTGGCGGCACTTATGAGAACCTTGGTACTGCCGCGACATCTGGTTATATGGTTACCCAGCAGGCTAAAAATTTACAGATGCAGAATGAAGCTATCAAGGCTGATATTGAAAAGACCCGTGCCGAAGCTTCAAACGTATTACAGGATACTAAACTCAAATCTGCTCAGACCTCGCAGGTGCAGGGTGAAACTTCCCTTATACCGCTTAAAGCGGATAATATCTCTGCTCTTACTGCCCAGGCTAAACAACAGACTGAAGTTTTTAAAATGCAGGTTAAGGTAGCTGATGCTAATATCAATAAAATTCTCCAGGATATTGAAAATAGTCGGCGTATTACTGATGCCCAGGTTGCTGAACTAGGTACCCGTTCTGAGGCTAACCTTGCACAGGCAGGTGCTGCATCTGCGTTAGCTGCTAAGTCCTATGGCGAATTGTCCAGGCTTCAGCAATTGACTCCTTATGAAATTGATAATTTGGCCTCTGGTACTGCTGAAAATATGGCTCGTGCGGCTAATCTTGATGCTGATTCTCAACGTACCCTTGAAGATTCTCTCCGGATTAAACTTGCTAATGAACAGGAACAGTCTGTCCAGGATATCAAAACCGGCTATGCTCATCGTTTTGGCACGTCTATGGGTGAATTATTGCGCTGGATGCCTTTTAGCGCTCTTAAGTGAAAGGAGTGTTTATTATGAAACGTCGTAAACTGTCTAGGAAAAAGTCTCGTAAGATTTTTACAAAAGGTGCCGTAAACATTAAAAAACGTAACCTTCGCGCTCGCCCTATGCGCGGCGGCTTCCGGATTTAGTTATGGCTTGTTATCATCCTATCGATTGCTGGCGCGTTCCTGATGCCAGTTCAAAATCTGGATATCGTATTGTGTTTGGTTCCCCTGCGAGCCCTCCGGCTCGCGGTGCGGAGCCCTGCACTATACCTTGTGGAAAATGTATTGGATGCCGTTTGGCACATTCTAGGCAATGGGCAGTCAGATGTGTTCATGAAGCTTCTTTACATGACTGTAACTGTTTTTTAACTTTGACTTTCGATGATGCGCATCTTCCAGCTTCTCGTTCTGTGTCTGTACGTGATGTTCAGCTTTTCCTAAAACGGTTACGTAAGGCTCTCTCTTATCAGAATATCAAGATTCGTTTCTTTGCTTGTGGTGAATATGGTGACAAAAATTTACGGCCTCATTATCATCTTATTATATTTAATTACGATTTTAGTGATGACCGTCAGTTACTTAGACAGACGCCTTACGGCCCGCTTTATATCTCTGACTTTTTATTTAGTCTTTGGCCTTATGGTTTCCATACCATTGGTAATGTTACTTTTAAGAGCTGCGCTTATGTGGCCCGGTATGTAACTAAAAAAGTGTATGGTAAGGACGCCCCGGCGCATTATCAGGGCCGGACTCCTGAATTTATTACCATGTCTCGTAAGCCTGGCATTGCTCATGATTGGATTGTTAAGTATTTTAATGATGTCTATAATTATGATAAAGTTGTTTTGCCTGATGGTATGATTACCCGACCGCCAGCGTATTATGATGAATATTTACATTTGACAGACGCCGAAAAGTATCATATACTTAAGGCGCAGAGGAAGGCGACGGTAAAAAATGAATCGGTCACGCGCCTTCTCCAAAAAGAGCAACACCAGAAGGAGGTTGCCAAAAAGTTGATTAGACCGATAGAATGAGAGGAAAATTATGGAAATCTTTGCACTTCGCGATCGTAAAACTGCTTTTTCTGTGTTTGTTAAGGATGCCGTAAATGTTGAGGAATTTGAGCGTTGGTTTGTTCAGAGTATGCTCATTAATGGTACGACTATTTTTGGTACTTTCCCGGAAGATTACGACATTTATAAAATTTGTGATTTCGACCGTGATTCTATGGTTGTTTCTACTATTAAGTCCCCAAAACTGATTTGTTCCGTTTCGGACCTTTATGACAAGTATCATCTTACTCGTCCGAGCTTTGCCCGAGATTCGGACGAGGCCTAATTTTCCTCCTGGGTGCTGCCGTTATACTGTTTTCTCTTTTCGTATGGTGACACCCGACACCGCCGCCATACGGCGGTGTTTTCTTTTTCCCTTATTAGCCCTAGGGGCATGGGGGGAAATGCCGCGTTTTTCTTGCTTTTGTCTGTTTTGTTGTTTAACTTCTCTAATGACTTGCGGCATGTTCCCCCCATTATTAGCCTAAGAAAGTTCCTGGAAAAGTTCCTGGAAAAGTTCTTGGAAAAGTTCCTGGAAAGTTCCTGGAAAAGTTCCTGGAAAGTTCCTGGAAAAGTTCCTGGAAAGTTCCTGGAAAGTTCCTGGCAT